AATTAGTGTATTACCGGAATCTATAATTCTAACAATTTGACTTGAGGCAGCGTTGTTTAATAAAGCTAAATAGAATGTCTCTGTTTGTTCAAAGATGAAATCGTCTCGAGTAGTTACTATAAAACTTGCAACATTCGCATCACCTACACCTACAGTAGGAGGAAAATACCCAGTTAATGCTTTGATATTTGAGAAATCTGAAATAGTAATATCGCCACTTACGGGCACTAACTCCCATGGGATTATACTACCCGCCGGAACATTATACGTAGTTAAAGTAAAGGTTACACTTCCGCCCTCAATTACGGTGGTTTTATCTACACTAATATTATAAATGGGATCTACATTTATAGATGTATCTTGTATTGTAACTGTAGACGATATTTCTAAAGAGTAAGGAAAGCTTGGTTGTAATATTAAAAATATACTTTCCGGTCCTTCTGTTACAAAATCCTCAGTAATCGACAAAGTAACATTTGCATTAGATTCATTTGGAATTCCGGTTGCAACAAACGTCACACTTCCCGTGGTTTGCGCTGCACCTATTAAATCTCCTTGCTGTATACCAAATATTTGATATGGTACCACTGTACCAGAACTTAAATTTTCCGCCCGAAGATCAAATCTAGCTACCTGCCCCTCGCTTACTATAGGGTTAGGTGATGTAATGTATAATTTTACTATTGGAGTTGTTGCCATTTTTAAATTCCCGGATATCTAAATCTAATTGTTCTTACATTCGGAACTGATGCAACAATTGCCTTATGCGACGTATTATCAATTGGACTAAAAATATTTCCGGAGTAAAACACCTCAATATTTTTTCCTTTAACCAATCCATGTTGTAATGGAAAAGTTACTGTAACTGCTCCACGATAATATGAATATGTACCTGAAAGTAATTCGGTTGGTAATCCGGCATCTATGCTTGTAGCATTACTATAGTTTACCCCCGATTCTATAATATTAAATGCAGTGATTGTTCCAAATCTATTGACATTATTAACTGTTGCTTTTGCTAATTTTCCCTCAGTATCTGTTATTTGTACAGGGTGTCCTTTTTTGTATCCTAATCCCCCATCCAGTATATCTATTTTACTTAAAACAGAATATACTTGCGCGCTTAACGGGGAAATTGTAAAGTTGCGAATCTCTCCAGATAATAAAATAGTTTTTACTGCATCAATTTGTTCATCTTTTAAAAATTCCCCAGATACGCTTGTGGTATCTAAAATTAATTCGTATACTTCATATTCTTCTAAAATAATTTTAATTACTTTACTTACAATTGCAGTAGCTTTTGACGTTCTTCCTTGTACTTGCGTATTTTCAAATTCAAATACATTTTGTCTGGCATTTGTTTGCTTGACTCGCAAGGCTTTAGGAGTAATCCATTTACCAGATGAAGGTTTTAAAACGATGTCGTATGGATAGAAAAAACTAATTGTTTCTTTGTAAAGGATATTAAATAACAATCTATATGCAGGCTCAGTCCCCTTTTTATTATAAATTTCTCGTATCTTTTTAACTAAAAATTTATTATTTGCCAGTTTAGATTGAGTTAAATCGTTGGCGTAGTTCTGCACAAATTTTTCAATTAAGTCGGTAGATGTTGTATCTATATCTGAATATTTAGATAAATCCTGTAATACTTGCTGAGCAGAATTATTTTGTTCTAAAAACTCATAATATGCTTTTAGAAATGTTACGAACATACCATATTCATCTTGTATAAATTCTGGTAATTGATCCGCAATCAATAAAGATAATCTATTTTGTATTCTTTTAAACGGATTTTCAGCGCCATCTCCCTCATACAATGTATATACTAGCGGATCTTTTAATTTACCTAAATTTATAAAGGCATCCGGAATATAAAATTCTCCGGCTCTTTCATAAAAAGTTACTACTTGATATATTCCTTTTCCGCCCCTATCCAAATCTGCTTGTATGGCTTCTCCTCTAGTTATATACAAAGGATAAAACCACCCAGTCAAAGAATTTTTAAACTGAGAATTATCTAGATTATCAGGTCTCGATGTACCATAAATTTTCAAAGGGCCTGTTAATCGGACTGGGTCGTAAATATTATTCATTTTAGACTGTTATAGTTACGGTTAATCCAGCACTTCTTTTTATAATGCTGCTAGAAGTACTATCATCTATAATTAGAATTAAATCTCTACTAGATTGTATATCTAATTCCGGTATCTTCGCAGAAATTCTTATATCATTATTATTTTCATAATATCCGGCAGGAGTTAAACTAGGAATAGTAATTGTTCCTTTTACATAATCAACAGTTCCAATATTTTGAATTAGTATTGTATCAGTTAACGAATTATATAGGTTTAATGTGCCAGTAGTACCCGCAGTCAAAATATCTTTTATATACACCGAGTATATTATATTGTCTTTTTTATAATAAAATACTGTAGATTGTATTGTATTAGATACCAATTGATTAGCAAATTTTAATGCAGAAGTTCCGGTGTAAATACTTTCAGTATTTACTAAAGGTGTTATTCTTTTCTGAATTTGAAAAGATACCGCATTGCCTAATATCGATAAATCCACGGAATCAATTGCCCTGGATAATTTGGAATACACAAAATCTTTATCAAACTTTTGCAATTCCTGTTGGAAATATTCTTCAATTTTTGCTCTAACTAAAGTAGTAATTTCCGATTGATTATACTTAGAATTTTTAGGATCGAACTTTACTTTTGCATTTACTGTAACGAACAAATAATTTGGATCTTTAAATTCTGGAATTATAGACATCATTTTTCTATCTGCCAAAATTTCCAATTTTATTTTTTCTTTAAGTTCCGTATTAATAGTATATCCCGAATATGGTTTTAGAGAAATAAATACCTTGCCGTATACTGGAGGAATATTTTCTTCGCCGCCCCAAACAGAAATTGATTCTACTAACGGATAATTTGATTCAATGATTGCTTTGTAATCATTTGCAGTAACTGCTCTATTGAAAGATGATAAAAATCTTGGAGCTTTAAATTTTATTTCTTCTAAATTATCCGCTTCATCGCCACCTGTAGAATTGCGAGATGCTATAATAGGTGACTCCAAATTAACACCACCTACATTAGTTTGTAGTGAAAACTCTTGGTCAATTTCATTAGATACATTACATTTAGATCCGTTACTAACTAGGTATTCTATTCTAACTAAATTTCCGTCAGACAACTTTTTACCTAATACCCCGTCACCAAAAAATATCTCATAATATCCTGTTGGGCTTTCTTCTATAAAATATACTTGTGATTGTCCGGTTAAAGCTTCCAAGTTTCCTGCTACTGTATATGTAGTTTGCGTAGTATCTGAATACGAATTTTGTACTACTACTCTGATAGTACTTGTATCTATATTATTATTTGGTATACTATATTTTTCGTCTGGCCCCGATGCATTGACTCTATATGTAAAATTCAAAGGTTGACCTTCAACTAAGTCCACATTCGAAAACAAATATTCATCGTTAACTGGGCTAATTGTAACTGAGTCTAAATTTACAAATGTGTACAACGTACCATCTATAATAGTAGAAAATGGTGAAAATTTTGGTAAAGTTAATGTAGTAGGATTCCCCGCAGGATTTGCGATAACAAAACTAACTTGCGCTTTTGCACTTCTATAAGACAACGGGGTATATCCTAGATGTTTTGATATCGATACTGCAGATTCTCTTTTTACCGCAGAATCTAAAAACATTTCATTTGCAACCATATTTGCCAAATATGCGTTATAATGAGTGTTGTAGGATAACAGATCTAATAAAATAGATAAGCTGGATGCTTCAAAATCATAATCCTTAAAAATTAGATTTTTATCTTTATCTCTATAGTTAACTAAAAACTGTTTTAGATTGATTTTAATTTCGTCAAAATCTAATTCAGAAATTCTATAATTTGCCATTTATCTTACTCGACTTAAAAAGGTTGTTATCGTTAAAGGCGTATCTGTATTCTTTAGCGCAAACACTATATTAATTGCCAAATCATTTGACTCGACCGTTTCTTGTACATTTACATTAATTATTCTAACCCGAGTCTCAAATTTTTCTATAGTTTCTCGAATTGTTCTTTCTAATGCGATACGCACAGCAGGAGAAAAATTTTCAAATAATAAAGAATAAACTTGTGTACCTATTTCAGGGTGAAACGGTCGTTCAAAGTTTTTAGTTTGTATTAAATGTTTTAATGCAGTCTTTACTGCCTCTTCGTCGGTCTTTAGGTAGATATCTTTAGTAAAGGGGTTTGCCTTGAAAGACAAATCAAGATCAACGAAAGTTTTTGTATTTTTACTAGTAGCCATTATTGATATTTATTATGTCTCTGCTGGGGGTCTAGGTAAACGATTTATAGTTTCTGGTGCGCAACGCATATAGGTTTCCGGTTTTCCATTTTTACCTATTATAGGTTCGTCATTAGAATCAAGTTTTGGATACGCTCCATCCATTACGCATGCGATCGTTCCGGACCTTGGACGAATTACAGTATTGTCTTTAGTTTGTAATGCAACATGAATCCAAAATTTTGTAATATCTCTAGAATAGATTGTATCTGTTTTAAATTCTAACAATAGTTGTTTAAAGGGAATATTTTGCGTCATCCATTCTGCAATTTTAACATGCTTCATTCTATCTACATTTCTCTGAGATT